CAATATAACAGTCCAGAAGCTCAAATGGCACGATTTAAAGAAGCTGGATTAAATCCACATCTTATTTATGGACAAATGACTACTGCTCAACCTATAAAAGCTCCAGAAGCGAAAGCTCCTAATTATGTAGCACCACAAGCAGATCCACAAGATTTCAATGTATTAGGAAGACAATATTCATTAGAAACTCAACGTTTGCAGAATGAAAACTTGGAAAAAACTAATCAGTTGATACAAGCTAATATATTAAAAGCTAATAGTGAAACTAATTGGAAAAATGTAAATGTAAAATTTGCTCAAGATTCATTTGAAGGAAGATTACATAATTTACGTGCTAAAACTGATTTAATAGAAAATCAAATAGGTAATGAACAACAAAAGTTTTGGAATATAAAAGCTCAAACAAGAAAAACTGAAACAGAAATATTAAATATAATAGCTAATACTAACTTATCTTTAGCTAAACAAGCTGAAGTAGCAGCACAAGTAAAAAACTTAGGAGTAACATATAAACTTTTAGGTGAAAAAGTTATATCTGCAGAACAAGAGAATGCATTTATGAAAAAGATTCAAGCTATGGGAGTAGCTGGACAAACTGCAGCAGCATTATTAAGAGCATTAAAAGGCAAATAATTATTAACAATAAAAACCCTAAAAATGAGAAGACGTACAAGTCGCAAAAAAAGAGGCGGATACAGAAAAGTAAGCCGTACTTATTACATTCAACGAGGTGGAACCCGTTTATAAACAATTAAAAACAAAAAACAAACATGAAAAACTTATTCAACAGTATTAAGTTAACAAAGCCACAAAAAAACAGCTTTGATTTATCCCATGATGTGAAGTTATCAACAAAAATGGGCCAATTGACACCAATTCTAACATTAGAATGTGTACCAGGCGACAAATTCAACCTTGGATGCGAAAGTCTAGTAAGATTTGCACCACTTATTGCACCAGTTATGCACAGAATGGACGTAAGTATGCACTATTTCTTTGTACCAAACAGAATTGTATGGTCTAATTGGGAAAAATTTATTACAGATGCAAATAGCGGTATAGTAGCTCCCTATATACAAATGAATGGTGGCCCTTGGCCAACAGAAAACTATAATAAGTTTATGGATTATATGGGTGTACCACCAATGCCAGTAGGTGGTGCTTTAACTCAATTTAATGCATTATCATTTGCCGCTTACCAATGTGTATATAATGAATATTATAGAGACCAAAATTTACAAACACCAGTTAATTATAAATTAACAGACGGTAATAATAATTCTAATGTTGCTGAATTATTAAAATTACGTAATAGAGCATGGGAACATGATTATTTTACATCTGCATTACCTTTTGCTCAAAAAGGTGCAGCAGTAGATATACCTATTGGATTAGTAGAGGGTGATTTACCAGTTTATTTAAATAGTTCATCTGGAACATCATTAAATGGAACACCTTCAAGTGTAAACGTAGCTGCACAAGGTGGACGTACAGACGTACCAGCAGATAGTTTATATGCAGATACATCTAATGCAGAAATAGAACCAACAACTATTAACGACCTTCGTCGTGCATTTAGATTACAAGAATGGCTAGAGAAAAACGCTCGTGGCGGTACTCGATATATTGAGAGTATTTTAAGCCATTTTGGAGTAAGGTCATCTGATGCAAGATTACAAAGACCAGAATATATTACAGGAGTAAAAACTCCAGTAGTAGTAAGCGAAGTCTTAAATACTACTGGTCAAACAGACGGATTAGTTCAAGGTAACATGGCTGGTCATGCTTTATCAATCAGTAGTGGAAAAAGTGGTTCATATTTTTGTGAAGAACACGGTTATATTATCGGCATAATGAGTGTAATGCCTAAAACCGCGTATCAACAAGGTATTCCAAAAACTTTCCTAAAAAATGATACTTTAGATTATTATTTCCCTTCATTTGCAAATATTGGTGAACAACCAGTTACAAAAAATGAATTATATGCTTATACAGCGAATGCAAATGACACATTTGGTTATGTGCCTAGATATGCAGAATATAAGTTTATGCCTTCACGTGTAGCTGGTGAATTTAGAACATCTCTTAAATATTGGCATCTTGGCCGAATATTTGAAACAGAGCCTAATTTAAATTCAACATTTATAGAATGTAACCCAGATGACACAACACGTATATTTGCTGTACCTGATGTAGAAGAAGGAGAAGACCCACTATATTGTCATGTATATAATAAAATTCAGGCACTTAGACCAATGCCTAAATACGGAACACCAAGCTTCTAGTGTCTACACAATGTTTAAACCCTTTCCAGTTAAAAGAGGAAAACGGAGGTCATTATGTACCTTGTTCTAAGTGTTTAAATTGTAAAAGACGTAGGGCATCTACTTGGTCAGTACGATTAGTTAAGGAAGGAGAGCGGAGTATATCCGCTCACTTCTTAACTTTAACCTACGACACAGAACACGTACCAATAACCAATAAGGGTTATATGACGTTAAAGAAAACAGATTTACAAAAGTTCTTTAAAAGATTACGAAAATGTCATGGAAAAAATCACAGATCTATAAAGTATTACGCCGTTGGAGAATATGGCGGTCAGACATTAAGACCACATTACCATATAGTTATATTCAACGCTGATATTAATTATTTCGAGCGTGCCTGGGCATTAGAAAACAAAAAAATTGGCGAAATACATGTAGGAACTATAACCGATGCATCAATCGGTTATACTTTAAAATATATATCAAAAGCAGCCAAAATACCAATGCACCAGAACGATGATAGAAGCAAAGAATTTGCATTAATGAGCAAAGGACTTGGCTCAAATTATATAACCGAAAATATATTAAAATGGCACAAAGCAAACGTCGAAGAACGCGTATACGTACCTTTGTTAGATGGGAAAAAAGCCCCATTGGCAAGGTATTACAAGCTGAGGATATACGACGAATTCGAGAAGGAACGAATTTCTTATTACTTCCAGAAGAAAGCATCCGAAGCAAAAGATTTATTAGTAGAGGAACATGGCAACAACCTACAATTTTTTAACGAACAAAAAATTTACGATAGTATTCGTAAATTGAACAAAAAAGAACATTTAAAAATTTAAAAAATGTCAAAATCATATCTAAACAAAAAAGAACACCGCTTCACCGGTGAAGTGAACAATGAGCCTAGCGAAACTATACCAGACCAGAGCATGTCTATTCGTACACTTCTTGACCGTTATTCAAGAGGATTGCCAATTTCTGGTGAAAGGACACCAATATGGCAACAAGGTGACGATTACAACGACATGCCAGACCCAAGAACTCTTGACCTTGCAGAAAGGCAAGAATATGCTGAATTATACCAGCAAGAATTAAAAATTTTACAAAAAACTTTGAAATCTGAAAAAAAACATTCAGATTTACAAAAAATATCGGATATTAGCTCCGAGGAACAAAACGGCGTTTTGAGTGAGTTGGATTAATCCAACTCGCGCAAAGCGCAAGACAAGCGTAGCGCGTCAGCAAAGCACTAATACTACTTGATATATTAGTGCTAGTTGACACCAAGTCAACGAAAAAAAACAAAAAGGAGTATAAACCCCCACCCTAAGAAAAAGCAAAGCGGCTGGAAGCCTAAGGGGAGCTAAGGGAAGTAGCGTAGCGGATGACCCAATGCGACCAAAAGGCGAAAAGCAGCTTGCTTTCTGGGGTTTAGAAAAAAACGACTGAAAGTGTATGGTAACAGAAACGAAAAAACATAAAAACCAAAAACACGCAGCAACGCTGGAACGAGCGCAATCGACGCGTAAACCAAGAAACATAACTAATTACAAACAAAGAGGCTTATTTGGCCGACTTTACAAAAAACTAATATTATGGGCTTAGCAGCAATTATACCATGGATAGGAAAGGCTATATCAACTGCATTTGCAGCAAAAAATATAGGAACTACTATAGCAGCAGCCAATGCTGGTGCTCAGTTATTAACAAATAGAGCACAAAAACGTACAAATTTAGAAATGTATGATAGACAAAGAGCAGATGCTTTAGCAGATTGGAACAGACAAAATC